GTGAAGAAGAAGACGAAGACGAAGAAGTAGTTGACGAAAAGATTGAAGATGCAGAGGTTGTTGAATCTCTTCAATCTGAATTGAACGAAGCTATGTCTACTGTTCAATATCTACGTGATCAACTAAACGAAGTTAATTTGTTGAATGCTAAATTACTATATACAAATAAACTATTTAATACCTTTAACCTCGACCAAAAGCAAAAACTTAAGGTTGTGGAAACGTTCGACTTGGCTAAGTCCATCCGTGAAGTCAAGTTGAGTTATACAATTTTGTCCGAATCATATAGTTTAGGTGGATCAGTTGTCAAGAAAACTAATACAACTGCGAAAACAATCACCGAAGGTTTGGCAAGTAAACCAGTTGCATCAACAGCTCCTAAAAAGGAATTGATTGTAGAAAACAGCAACGTGATGGCTTTAAGATTCCAAAAACTCGCCGGAATTAAGAAGTAAAAGTAAGGTGAGTAAAAACTAACTATAAAATAAATTCAAAATATGAGTGATATTAAATCATTATTGACAAACAATATGAATCCACAGGCTAAGTTAATGACTGAAACCCGTGGATTACAAAGCAAATGGGACAAGACTGGTCTTCTTGAAGGACTAAACGGTGTTGATAAAGCACACATGTCCATCTTGCTTGAAAACCAAGCACAACAATTGTTGAACGAAGCTACCGCCACTGGTACTTCTGCTAACAGTGAACAATGGGCAGGCGTAGCTCTCCCACTCGTTCGTCGTGTATTCGCTGAAATCTCCGCTAAGGAATTCGTTTCAGTTCAACCAATGAATCTACCATCCGGTCTAATTTTCTATCTAGACTTCAAGTATGGTACTGCTCGTGGTAGTTTGCCAGGCCAAAACACATTCAATGGTACCTCAATGTTCGGTGGAACAGGTGTAAAACTTGGTTCAACCGATACTGCAACAAACGGTCTATACGGTGTAGGTCGTTATGGTTACACCAGTAATTTCACTACCTCTTCATTTACCTATAGCACTGGATCAGTAAATCAAACTGATTTGGACTTTGATACAACATATACATCATCCGCAACCGGTACATTCGCTGGTAAGAAAATTATTGTTGATATTGGCACCAATACAGCAAACATCGACTTGAATGCAGTGAGAAGTTTCACATTCGAAAGTGGATCTGCAACTGTCGGAGGTATTAATCCAACCGGTATTATCAATGAATTAACCAAAGTATATAATACTGGATCTCTCGCAAGTCCATATTACAGAATTCAATTGATTTATACTGGTTCTAACGCAGCATTTACTGGTGGTCAAACAGGTAAATTGAGTTATAATCTACAACCTACTGATACTACCCGTGGTGACTTCGAAGATAAAGATCCACTCAAGGGTGTTAATGCTGGTCAAGGTATTGATGCAGGTACTGATATCAACATTCCAGAAGTTAACTTGGAACTTAAGAGCGAACCAATCGTTGCTAAGACTCGTAAGTTGAAAGCAGTCTGGACACCAGAACTTGCTCAAGATTTGAATGCTTACCACAGCATTGATGCAGAAGCAGAATTGACTGCGCTCTTGAGTGAATACGTTTCAATGGAAATTGACCTTGAAATTATGGACATGTTGATTAATGCTGCTCCAGCATTGACAACTGAAGCTTGGAGTGCTGCAATTGGTACTGAACTCGTAAAGGGTGCTAATGATGCTAACGGTCTACCAACCTTTACATCAGTAGCAACCACAACAAACCGTACTGCTTATGTAAAGAGTACTTGGTTCCAAACTCTTGGTAACAAGATTCAAAAGGTATCCAACAGAATTCATCAATTGACCCTCCGTGGTGGTGCAAACTTCTTGGTCGTAGGACCAGACGTAGCAACCATCTTGGAATCAATCCCAGGATATGTTGTAAACACTGACGGTGATAGTGCTAAGTTCGCAATGGGTGTAAGTCGTGTTGGTAGCTTCGCAAGTCGCTTCCAAGTCTACAAGAACCCATACATGCAAGAAAACACCATCTTGATGGGCTTCCGTGGAAATAACTTCCTCGAAACAGGCGCAGTATATGCTCCATACATCCCACTCGTACAAACTCCATTGGTATATGATCCAGTCAATTTCACCCCACGTCGTGGAGTATTGACTCGTTATGCCAAGAAAGTTGTCCGTCCAGAATTCTACGGCAAGATATATGTCGGTGATCTTGAC